ATAAAGAAAAGTTCCGAGCAATCGCTTGCCAGGAAATGCGCGACCACGCTGTTGCGCGAATCATCCACGTGACAATTCCCCACCAGCAGTAAATAGGCGGTTGTCAGGTCTTCTTTACTTTCCAGTTCCGCCCGCGCTTTTTGGATCGAGTAAGTGTAGGCGGCGGACGGTTCGTCGTATGATGTCGTCGCGATCATCACTTTCGCGCCCTGGCCCTTCGGCTCGCCCGGATCGTAGAATAGCTGCGTCATCAATCACCCAAAGGAAGGAAGGGAGGCCAAAGCCTCCCCACCCGTTAGGAAAACGTCACCAGGCCCAGCGCACCAAGTGCGGTTTCAAGCCGCCCTATGCGCGTTTCGTTGAGCGTGGTGGTGGCGGTCGTGGTGCCGACACTGGTCACCGTCTGCTTCGCAACCGGCGTGCCACCGTAAAAGGCCAGCAGGTCATCCGACCGGCCGACGACGGTTCCATCCGGCGTGCCGGTCCCAATCCAATTGATTGACATTCTCTGGCCCTCCTATCAGTTAAAGCCGAGGCGGCAAGCCCATTCGGGCCGGATCGCCTTATAGCCGTACATGATATCAATACGAGCCGGAATGGCATCGTTGTTGATATCATACTGCCGCAGGATGCGCATTGACAGACCGTCCATGACCTCCCGCGCGCCGAAGTCAACGCCGTTCGGCATTTCCAAGTCGGCGGTTGCGAAGGTGAACGCATCTCGGTGGTGTACGAGCGAAATGCCGTAATCAGCGCTGGCGCCAATCGCGGTTGAGTCGTCCGATTCCCGCTTGCGGATGGCCTTGTTGTTGGCCGCCGCGTTGCTGACGTTCTGACGGGCACCCGAAGCGACGATAGCCGGCGAAATCGGCAGGCTCGTGGCGTTGGCCGCAACGTCCTCCGTTACAACGAACTTCATCAGTTCGCCCGTGCTGACCTTGGTCTCTGGATGCACCCGGAACACGTCATCGATGGTCACAATGTCGCCTTCCTTGAACGTGCCGGCGCCCGTGTCAATGGTCAGCGTCGCCCCGGTTTGCGCCGTGGCGTCGTTGGTCAGGTAATCGCCGGTGCCGTCATCCGTGCCGGTCGTATGGATCGGCAGCAGCGTGTTGACCGCGAAGTTGACGCCCGCAGCCCGGCCCATGAAGCCATCACGGTACTGGGAAGCGATCTGGGCTGAGTCCTGGAAAAGACCCTTCAGCGCGTCCACTAGCTCGATGTTGTCATCGACGCTCAAGCAAGCGTTGATGTTCTCGCCCTGCGGCGCAAGGTTCGACAACAGCTTGCCGTGCGCCTTCTGGATGGACTTGTAGGTCGGCGTCCCGCCCACGTCGCTGATCTCGTTCCAGACCTGCTTATACATCGACAGCGCGTCATATTCGACATTCGCCGCTAGGACCGACATTGCCGGCTCGATAAACCGCTCGCTGAAATCGTCGATGTCCAGCGTCAGGTCGGCCGAGGTAAAGGACATATCCACGCCCTTTTGCGTGGCCACCTGGAGGCTGACGCTTTCCTCGTCAGTGTCCTGCACATTCAGCACGCGGCCGGTTCGCACCGTGTACTGGTTCGGCTTGCGGATTTTCAGGGTGTCGCCAATTTTCGCGCCCGTTTGCGCGAAGCTGGAATCGTACTGCCGGTTGATGCTGCCAACAAAGGTCAGCTTCTGGTGCAGCACGGAAAGCGCCTTGCGGGTGACCGCGGTCGGCGTCAGGAGGCTGTTTGCCATCTCCGTCTATCTCCGAGAATGCGCCGCATCTCTGCGGTGCGTTGATCCGATCAGGCGCCGCGCCGCTGTTGCTGACGTTTTGCCCGTTGTTGCTGTTCCCATTTCAGGAAATCATCAGCGGTTTTGTGATTGTCCGGGTTGCTCAAATCCCGTGCCGCCGTCTGACGGGCGCGTGACTTGACCGGCTTCGCTGCCTGCGCTTTCGGTGCCGTCGCCTTTGCGCGGGTTTGCATTTCATCAAACTTGCGCGCCTTTTCAAAGGCAATGAAGACTTGAGGATTCACGGCCCACTGAGCGCGCGCCTGCTCCTCATTGATGCCGGCCACCTTGGTTGCGTAGGCAATCGTCTTCTCCGGGTCTACCTTCGGCAATGTCTTGCGCACAATCGCCTCGCCTTCGCGTTGCAGGCGCTCCACCTCGCCCTTGCGGGCAACGGTCGATTCCTGTTCACGCTGGGCAAGCGCTTGTTTGGCAAGTACCGACCCCTGTTCGGCAGCGGCGATGTCATCCGACAGGAACCGATACTCGTTCGGGTTTTGGTTCCTGTCCGTCTGCTGTAGCTGCTGGCGCATTTGGTACACGGCCCGGTCAAGCGATTGCGCCTGCGTAAACAGGTCAATTGCTTCATCGTCCATCGCCTGGATGCGGCCTAGCGCTTCCGTGCGGGCTTCCACCGCCTTACGCTGTTCGGCGAGTTCCTGGTTCCGGCGCGTTACCCCGGCTTCCATTTCCTTCGCCCACGATTGAACTTCCTCGGCAACCTCCGCGGCGGACGCTTTGGCGCTAAAGCGCCGCTCGTTCCCCGCCAGGTTCAGCACGATTTCGTCGTCGTCGCCTTCGCCGTCGTCTTCCGGGTCGGCTTCATCGGCTTCGGTATCGCCCTCGGCTTCGGACGCTTCCGCGTCTAAGTCGTCGGCGCCCTGATCCGGTTCGGCCTGGCCTTCGATTTCGGCGGCGTCGTTTGCGTCGTCATCGACTCCAGCGGTTTCCTCGCTAGCGGTCAGATCATCGTCGCTCATCAAGTAAGTCTCCGTCTAAGGGAGGGGCGGCGCATCGCTGCGCTGCGTTTGTGCCCGGCTAAGGCGCCCGGCGTGCCATTAACCGCGGCGAGCGGCCAATCTCTGTTCGTTCGGTCCCATTTGCGCGGGCGGGGCGCCTCCAGCCGCCACCCCGCCGCCCGCTCCCTGACCGGCTTGCGGCATAGGGCGTCCGGCGCCTCCAGCCGCAGCGGCTGCCTGGGCGTTCGATTGAGCCACCGCCGCCTTGGCAATCGGCGCCAACCGCTCTTCCAACTCATCCGCGCCCTGGAAATCCAGATTGCGCGCGAAAATATCGCCGATCAGCGGTGCGGCGCCCGGCACGCGGCCCATGATCTCCGTCAGGGTATAGCGGGCTTCCTCGCGCTGGCTGGCGTAGGACGGCCCCGCCTCGATGAACACGTCATAGGTTCCCGTGCCAATGTTGTAGAGCGGCGGTCCATCCTCTGCCGGCGGTTCGCCCGTCATGCCGTCCAGACCCTGCGAAAGCCGTACCAGGTCTTCCTTGCCGTCTTCACCGAGGATGCGCACCGCGTCGCGCTGACTGTAGAGCGCCGGGATGATGTCCAGCAGTACCTTGCCGCAATACTGAATCCCGCGGTTGAGGTTGTCGATGAAATGGAAGTTGGTGACATCGCTCTCTTGCTGGCGGGCGAAAATCGCGCGGCCACTGGTTTCGTTCGACCGGGCTCCCAGGCTGGCATCGTAAACGCCCGTGATCGACTTCATGTCATCGATTGACATTTGCGCCTCTTGCATCGCCCCCGTGGGAATCGATGCGGGCGCTTCGCGGCGCGGCGCGTTGCCGTTCATGCCGTTGTAGAGCAGATATGGATGATTGTTGATGTGCGCCGTTCCCCACTTCGCCAACTCTTGCGGTGAAGATGGCAGCGTGTTTTCGTCCAGCGTCCAAGGCGCTTTCGGCGCCATCGCCACTACTTCCGTCGTGGTGGAGCGCCAATAGTTCAGCATGGTTTGCGGGTCTTTAGCGTCGCGGATCATCGACAGCAAATGCCGCTCTTGATCCACAATCACTTCGTCGCCCCACACCGGGCATATCGGAATGGTACGGCCCGGCCATACGGTCGAGTCAAGCTCACCGTCGCCGCTCATCAGCCGCTTGATGACCTTATGCCCAGTCTCCTTGCGAGTGCGCACCACTTCCAAGCCAGAGCCCGCCAACACGGCCCGCACGGCCTCGTCGTCGCTGCCTTCGTCCGGGTCAAAGCCGCCCGCCTGTAGGATCGACTTTGCCAACTTCGGCAAATCATCCTCGCGCCACGACTGGCCATTGGAAAGCTGCACCAGCGTGTAAGGGTCAGGCTCGCGCGACCACCATTCAGTCAGCACGATGTCATCCGCGCCAGATCGTGAAATCCGCGCGTCGGCGTTATCGGCAAAGCTGACGGCTTGCGCGTCGTCGCCAAACTCTGCCCGAAACTGCGCCTCGCTGTAGAGCGTATGGACGAACGCATAATCCCAATCGGAGGCGTCAAACTCCGTCGAACTCGCATCCCAATAGACCGAGCGCGAGTTAGCAATCCGCCGAATGCGCGCTTCCAGGTCGAAGCTCATGGGGTGCGCGTATTCAATCGTGACTTGGAAGAAGCCAAAGCCGCCGGTCGCCGCATGGTCAATCGCGGTATCGTAGGCAATTTCCGAATTCGACGCCCGCTCAATATGGCGAATAATGCCTTCGATCACGTTGGCGGTTGCCTTGTCCGCGCCGTTATCGACCGGCGAAACGCGGATGCCCGGCTTGCCTTGCCGCGCTTGGTTGATAACTTGGCGCAGGAACGATGGCATCCGGTTAACCGTAAGGCATGGCCGCCCGTTCGCCTCGCGCGTCGCCTTCACCTTGTCCGGCCATTGCTCCCCAAGGCGCGCAAAGCGGAAATCATCCTCATGCGCCTGGCGTTGAAGCGACGTGCCAGCTTCGGCAGCCTCGTATTGTTCGCGTGCGGTCTTGATATCGCTCATGCGCCTAACCAAGCCCCGCCGCCGATGGCAGCCGCTGGCATCTGCGGAATCACGCCACGCTCGCGGCCGATGTCCGGGAATAGCGACTGCAATGCCCACACAAGCGCATCCACGCGATCCGGGCTAAAGCCTTGCTTTTTGCGGTCCATATCACCCCGGAAGCTGCACATTTGATCCTCAAGAGCGGGCAACTCGCCGACGTGCAAAACCTTGCCGCGTTCGTAAAGCGAGGCGATGGGTTCAGCCCGAACCGCCTTGCCGCGCGTCGCGGTGACTGCCGTGAATGGTACGTTGCCGCGGACTGTGCGCAAGTTCTGCTCCACCAGATCACCGCCTTGATTGACTTCGCCTATTACACGATCTGCGGCGTATATGTCAAACGCACTGATTGCAGCCCTCGCCCAGCCGATAGGGTCATAGCGGCCAGACACGTCCGAAAGCACATAGGCCACGCCGGCGGAATCGATGCCCGCAACGACGATGCCTGTTTCGTCACTGCCCGGTGTGTTGGATACAGCCGGATCAACCGCCACCACCACCCGCACCAGATCGGGCGCACTATCAACCCGCCGGATGATCTCACGCCGCCAAAGCGCATCGGGCATGTCGGCGCCGTATTGGCCCTCGTAAAACCGGCGGCGCTGGGCCGGCGGCAACGAGCGCAGATCGGCTAGGTATTCGTCACTAAGGTTTTCCGCGTTGTCTTCCGGGTTGACCATCGTCGCGCCGTATTGCTCGCCATCGACCGACGTCTTCTCAATTGGGTCTTGGTTCGCCATCCATAGCTGATAGGTCCAATGCTGGCGCACCGTCGGGTTGAGGTCGAGATAGAACCGCTGCGATAGCTGCTTGCCCTTCACGGTTTCGGCATTGGCGGCAAGGCGCGTCCGCAGCAACAGGAACGCGGCATAGGTTACTTCCGATGCCTCGTTAAGGTAGATGGTCGAGTATTCGTTGCCGAGGATGCGCTCCATCGCGTCTTGGTCGTTTAGGCCGCCTATCCAGACCTCGGAGCCGTTCGGCAACTGGATATAGCCATATTCGCCGTTGAACTTCGACGGAACGCTCGGAAACCGGATGGCCATCATTTCCGGCCATGTGCCCTTCACAAGCGCACGCTTTGCCGCCGTCGCCTCTTGCCTCACCACCAAATGCCGCGACTTCGGTGCAAGCATCGCGCGCTCTGCTACCGTGCCGAGTAGTTCGAACGTCTTACCCGACCGCGACCCACCATAAACCAAGTTGTAGCGCTTGCCATCAGTCAACAGCGACCGAATGCGCGTTTGCCCTGGATTGCGGCGGTAGTGGTGCGCCATCAGAGGTCTTCCGAGTCGCTTTCAAGCGAAACCTTAACCGTCTGGTCAACTTCCTTCTTTTCTTTCCAGCCCATTTGCGCCTTGGTCCACCAGATCGCCGCAACGGTATCGCCATTCACCGCGCGGACGAATAACGACTTGCCTACTTTGGCGTTAGCCTCGGCCTTTGCGGTCGCAAGCTCATGGGCGAAGTGCTTGGTTAGCGTGCCCTCGGCAATGCCGATCACAGCGGCGATTTGCTCATAGGTGATGCCAACGGCCACCATATCGGCGACGCGCTCGCGTTGTTCATCGGTTGGTTGGAATTCAGGCCGCCCGCCTTTATTGCCCCCAAAAACGCTCGGCGCATCGTTTGCATCTGCCAATTTCCGCGCCTCCGTTCGGCTTGGTGTGAATTTAGCGCCTGCCATAGAAAAACCCGGCGGCGCTGGGAGATGCACCACCGGGTGACGAGTCGATCTATGGAGGAGGCTTAGCCTAGAGCCAAAAAACCCAAGGCTAGATCATCCTTGGCATATTTCCGGTTGTGCGTCAAGCCTGCGTTTTCGGCCGCCGCTTGATGCCGGTCAGGAAGCAATACAAGTCAAGCCCCGCCAGCATGTGCGCCTTTGCCTTGATCCGTCCTATGCCGAGGGTCGATGCGGCTGCCTCGATGCCCATGCCGTCGCGCCAAATTGCGAGCGTGACTGCCGCATGGATGCCTTCGCCTGGGCACGCTCGCTGCCATTCCAGATAGGCTTTCTGCAAATCAACCCGTGCGTCTACCGTGCCGGCTGCTTTGATCCGTTCGCGCGTCCATACCGGGGAAAAGCGATGCATTGCGCCGCTGATGATTTCCGCGGCTTTCACGATGCGTTCGACGGCTTCGATTTGCTCACGATCCAGCAATGCCCATAGCCGGGCATCCGTCTTGCGCATCTTCCCGGCTTCGCGAACCTGGCGGCCTTGCGCGTCGTAGTGCGTGACTACCTCCACCGGGATCGTGGGAGAGTGCGGCTCTTGCCAGTCGCTGGGCTCGCGCTTAGTCACAATCGCGCCCCGCCGGGGCTTCTGCGGCCTTCCGCTTGGCGTATTCGTCGTCGGGCCACTCGCCCGCTCGCTTGCCGTTGGCTCTCATTCGTCGCCTCCGGCAGCTTGTAGGCAATGCCGTTCAAGATATTCAGCGCAGCGTGCTCAAGCCCTAGCAGGGCATAGGCCGCTTCCCATGGCGGCGCGAGGATGCGCTCTTGCTCTTGCTTGACCAGGTGTTCCAGGCATTTGCGTTCCAGTTCGGTAATTTCCAGGTTCATTGGGCAAAATCCTGTACGGGTTGCGCGATGCGCCTTGCGGCTTCGATAATCTCGGCAGGCGCCGGGCGGAAAGTCTTGGTGCGGGCATAATCGACAAGCGCCTTTTCCGCGGCCCATACCGGCAAATCGCCTAGCAGCACCAGCCAGCCTTCCGCCTCAAGTTCCGACGGGTCGCCTTTCTTGCTGACCAATAGATCGATGGTAAGCGCAATCGTCTTGGCCAGTCTAGCGTCGTCGCGTTCAGCAAGCAACGCCTGGCAACGTGCCGCCAGCCTATCCGCCGCCTCCGCCATCCTCTCCGTCGGTGCAGTCGGTGAGCCACGCTCCAGCGTCTGGCGTTCGCTGTTCCAGTGCCAGCCGGTCCGCCTGACGCTTAGCCACTGCCTTTCGGAAGGACTCAGCCGTTCGAGACCCGCCGCAAGTGCGGTTGCTTCCGGGTGCCCGATGGCGGCCAACTCTTGCGCAATGGCGTCGCCATGCTTCATCCGGGTCGCGTACCATCGCGGCGGTTGTTTGTTGCTGGTCGATAAAGCGGGCAAATTGCCCGTCGATGTCGTCGGCTGCAACGCCTTGCCCTCTGGCGATCGATCGCCTAGCCCGAGTGAGGCGAAAATCTTCCCAAAGATCGCGTTGTATTCCTCCGGGTCCGGCTCCGTTTCGGGCTCCGTCTGGCTCCGTTCCGGCAGGGGCGCTTGCCACTTCGCTGCCCTGGCCAACTTGCGGTCCATTTCCGGGTCCAATCTTGCTTTCGACATCGTCGCTTTCCTTGGCTGAATTTACGGGGGGTAAGGGGGGCGTTTGGTTCTTATGATGGTTCTTTACGGTTAGGGGGACGCCAGCGTCCGGGGTTTCGGACGCTAGTGTCCGGGGTGGGGGGACGCCAGCGTCCGGGGTGACAGTAGCGTCCGGGGTGACGCTGGCGTCCGGGGTTAAGGCAATCCGGTAGGTTGTCTTCCGGCCAGCTTTCAGCGTGCGGGTTACTTCTCCGGCCGCTTCAAGAGATGCCAGATTTCGCCGAACCGAGCGCACGTCGATCTGGCACATTTCGGCGAGCCGCGCCAAGCTGGGCCAGCACTCGCCGCGCGCGTTGGCGTGGTCGGCAAGAGCGAGCATGACAATCCGCGCGTTGCCTTTGGATCGTGAGCGCTTCCACACCAGGCTAGACGCCTCAACGCTCATCGGCTTGCCCTTGCGCGGCGCTAAATTGTTTGCTATCGTGCAATGGTCATTGCCTCCATACGGGTTCGGGTGACACTACGACGGCGGCGCATGTTCCAGGGTGCGCCGCCGTTTCCTATTCTAGCGGCTTGCGCTTTCGCCGCAACCGTGGCAGTGTGATCGGGCCTTGTGTTTTCTGCATCAGGCGTTTCCTTTCGGGTTGATAACTGTGCCGGCGCTGCGTATGCGGAGCCGGCCCTTTTTTTTACGCGGCCGCGCCGAACAAATCACCAACCGAGCGCTCGGCTTCCTCCGCGAACTTCGCCGCCTGCACCGCATATTCCGGCTTGAGCTCTGTCCCAATGAATTTGCGCAGCATCGGGATTGCCTTATAGGCGGTTGAGCCGATGCCCGTGAAAGGATCAAGCACCACGTCGCCGGGATTGCTGTAAAGGGTCAAGCACCGTTCGATGTAGGGCAATGGCATCGGGCAGAGGTGTTTTTCGTCCTTGTCCGAACCCCGGAATCGGGAGTTAAGAACG